CACGTTGTACGGGGTGAACCGCGCGCTCGACTCCTCGCGCCTCGGCGGCTTGCGTTACAACGCGTCGCTCCCGCTCTTGGAGACCATCCAGCGCTCGCGCGCGTACGCGGCGAAGAACGGTGCGAAAATCACGCACTACTTCATGCACCCCGACCGTTGGGCCGACCTTGAGTTGCAGCTCGACAACAAGGCGACCACGGACCTCAAGTCGGCTGACGAGAAGTTCGGCTACACCGCGCTCTCCGTGCGCACGCCCGCAGGCGTCGTGCCGGTCATCGCCGACGCTGACTGCCCCATCGATGTGTGCTGGGGCCTGAAGCTCGACGACTGGACGCTCCTCTCGAAGGGCGAGTGCCCCGGCCCCATCGACCACAGCGAGGGTGGCCAAGGCAACTACTTCAAGATGATGGAGGGCGAAGACACGGTAGAGGGCCGCATCGGCTACTACGCCGAACTCGCCTGTCGCGCTCCTGGCAACAGTATCCGCGTGGCGGTGTAGTCATGAGTTCGTGCAACTCAGTCCAAAACTTCGGGCCTGCTCTCACGAACGTTATCGTGACGTTTGCGGTGGGCGCGTCCGGGGCCGTCCCCGCTGCATCCACGTGGCGCGGCTCGAACAAGGGCGCCATCACGGTCACGCGCTCGGCGGCAGGGCAGTACACTGTCGTGTGGGACCAGCGCTTCAAGGGTCTCCTCGTCCACGTGAACGCGATGGTTCGTGTTGGCGTCACGTCTGGAAACCCAACCATCACACAGGGCGTTGCGGTTGGTCTCCCTGACCGCACGCAGACCGGCGCGACCGCTCGCACGGTGAAGTTCTCAACGTTGACCAGCGGCGCCGTCGCGGACCTCGCATCGGGCAGCGAAATCACCATCGTCCTCTCTTTCCAAGAGACCAGCGTTTAAGGACTCACGATGCACTCAGTGTCTCTTTTGGCGCTACGCGACCGCGTGCGCGTCACGACCGACACTGAGGGTGCTCAGCGTCCAACCGATTCGCAACTCAACGAGATGCTGAACGGCTCCATTCGCTCGCTCTTCGCAGGGCTTGCGGATGGGGCTTCCTCTCTTTTGCTTAGCGTCGACACTGCAACGATGACCGCTGGGACGACTGGCATCACGCTCTCTGCGGCGGTGTGGCAACTACGCTCCGTGACGGTCATCCTCGCGGACGGCACGCGTCGCGACCTCGACCCGTTTCAGACGCTTGAGCGCAGCGACATCCTCAACAACGACTTGCCGGAAGGCCCATGGTACTACCGCCTTGCGGGAATCCTTGGTGGCGCGCCGCAGCTCGAAATGCTCCCATCGCCGTCAGCAGACGCGACGATTGAGTACTACTTCATCCCAACGCCAACCATCCTAGGCTCTGATGCTGACCTCCTGCATTGCCTTCCAGGCTGGGACGCGTGGGTCGTCTACGACACGACCATCCAAGTGCTCGGCGCCGAAGAAACAGATGTGAGCGTGTGGATGGGCATGCGCGACCAAGTTTGGCAGCGTGAGATCGTGCCTGCGACGAAGAGCCGCGACTCGTTCAAGCGCAAGCGCGTTGTGCGGGTGCGTCGATGACGTTCGCTCGCCGCGTTTCACTTACGCGCACGGGCCTTCCTGACCACGACAAGACGCTTGACGTCGCGCAACGAGGCTTCGACCAGATGCGTCAAGATGTGAATGCGCTGGGGACGTCCAGCGGCGTCTATGCGGCCACAGCGTCGGATTGGGCCACTCCTGCGCCGACAACGAAGGACGAAGCTATCACGCGCCTCGCAGCAGCGGTTGCAGGCCTACTCGGAACGCCAATCCCATGACGCTGCAACGACAGGTTGTCTCGGTTCCTATCGGCTCTGGCCAAGCGGACGACAAGGCGCGCGCCCTCGTCGAAGGCAACGAGCTTGCATCCAACATCCGGTTCCCGCGCACGGGCATCGCTGGCAAGAGCTACTCGATGGACCTGAAGCCTTCGACGGGCTTGCCGGGTTCGACGGGACAAATCGTCTCCGTGGCCGAGGCAGACGGCACTACCGTCGCGAAGACGACGAAGGGCACCTTCACCTTCGACACCGTTTCTGCACTGTGGCGCGAGACGAACGAGAACGCGCCAATCCCCTCGGCGACGCTCGTTGACCCGCTTGTGCGTGGTGGCGACGACGTGTTCAACGTCGACATCGCAATCGTCGCTGACGTGATGTGTGTCGTGTACGCGAAGGCCGCACGCGATGGCACCGGCGCGCTCACGTCGATTGGCACTTACGCGACGTTCTTCGATGTTGCGGACGGCGCTCTGCGCATCATCTCGGGCCCTACGCTTGTCACCGGGTTCGTTCAAGGGCGTGCGTACGTGCTGGGCGTGGAAACAGGCTCCTCGACGCGACGCTTCACCATCGTCGGGCAGACGCAGTCGAATCGCATCGGCTTCGCGGACTACACGCTATCGTCTGGCACCTACACATTCGGCAGCGCAGCGGACTTCACGGGCACGTACTCCAGTGGCGCCAAGTTCGGGTGCACGGTCAACGGCGGCGATGTCTACGTCGTGTTCCCAACCGGAGCCTCCACAAGCATCCTCCACCTCAAGAGCGACAGTGGCAACGCCTCGCTTGTTGACGCCTCCTATGCGTTGACGACTGTCTTCTACGACGCTTCAGCAAGTCGCGTCATCTGCGCGAACTTGATACCCAATGTGCGCCTTTGCGCTGCCAACCTTTCAGGCTCGTTTGGCTCGTGGTCGACCGCTGGGTGGGCCGTCACTGCGCCTACGCGCGTCGCGCTTGCTCGCTGGGACTCCACGCGCACCGCTGTGCTCATCAGTGCCGATGGCCCTGGCGCACCCTTTGGGACCACGACGCAGGTGTGGGGCACCGAAGTGCACGTCTTCGAGACGAACGGCACCTTCGCCTACAAGTTCCACCTCGCCAACACATTCATCTTCGGAGAGCCACGCTACATCAGCAGCTGGGGCGAGAGCGTCTACGTGCTCCGCGCTGGCACTGAGCCACGAACTGGGCGCATCGTGCGCATGGGCGACAACGCGGGCGGCACGGCGGCAATCGTGCGCGTGGCGTGCGCGTTCTCGTCGGCTGTCTACGAAGACATCAACGTCGGTTCGTACAAAATAGGCCAGTCGCACACGTGCGTTGACAGCAGCGGCGCGCTGTTTTTCGGCTACCATGTGGCGACTGGTCCAGCCGAACTAGCAGACGGGGACGTGCGTGTTGACCTCGTGCGCTCGCAAGTCGCGAACCCCCCGCCAACGCGAACGGTGAGCGCAAACTCAACGCGGCTCTTCGGTGATGGCGCTGGCGTGTCGATGGCAGGTTCCAACCTGTCTGCGATGCTCACGCTTTCACGTGGCGACGCGCCGATCATCACGGGTATCATCACAACTGGCGCTGGTTTGAACACGCTTGCGACCTCGTCAGAGGTGTTCATCCGCTTCGCGTGGGTATGGGTCGACCAATACGGCAACGAGCACCGAGGGGCGCCCACGCCGTACGTCAGCGATGCGAACCCGCTTGGCAACGGCGGGTGCTCGTCCCACGCGTTCGTGGGCACGGCGCCGTCTCCCTACAGCCGCCTCGTCGCAGTGCCGCTTCCTCCGCTCGCCGAGATGGTCCTCTACCAGGAGCGCGGCGTCGACCTCTACCTCGACGTGTTCCAGGCGGCGTTCGACAACCCAGAAGCTGAAGCGCTGACCGTTCGGCTCAAGCCCAAGCGCTCCACCACATGGCTCGACTGTGTGCTTGTGTACTTCACGCGAGGGCAAGGCGTCGACGCGAACCCGGAATACAACGTGACGCCATTTTCGGTGTACGTCACCACGCTCAGCGCTGGGCCTCTGCCATGGTTCGCAACGGAACTGGAGACGTCGGCGCCGCCCGCTGTGCTCGACATCACAAGCACGCAAAACAGGCTTTGGGCGCTCAGCGCTGAGAAGCGCAACACGGTGCTCCCCTCGAAGCCAATCCAGCCAACCGTTGCGCCTGAGTTCGCGACCGAGTTGGAGTTCATAGTTCCAAGCGAAGGCGGCGACTGTGTGGGCATCGCTGCCATCGACGACAAAATCATCGTCTTCAAGCAACGCCGCATCTTCATCGTCTCTGGCTCGCCCGGCGATGCACTTGGCGAAGGCTCTACGCTCCAGTCGCCGCAAATGCTCTCTGGTGACGTCGGGTGCGTCAGCGCGCAGTCCATCGTCGAGGGTCCGTTCGGCGTCGCATTCCAGTCGCAGCGCGGCTTCTACACGCTCGACCGCAGTCTCGCGCTGCGATTCATCGGAGACAAGGTGCAGACGGCCACCACGGGGCGATTCTGCGGCGTCCTCGTGCCTGACCAGTCTGAAGTCCGATGGCTTGGTGCGACGAGCGCGTGGCTGGGCTCATGGGCGGCTACGGGGCTCATGGTCGTGTGGGACTTCCTTCGAGACCAATGGTCGACGCGTCAGTGCGCTGACACCACGCATCACGCAGTCATCGGCGACAGCGTTGTGGGCGCAGCAGGCACCGTCGTCAGCGAAGAGGCGCGCGCTGACTGGACCAACGCAACGCACCTCCAGTCGCTCAAGACGGCGTGGTTCAAGGTAGGCGGCATCGCTGGGTTTCAGCGTGCATGGCGCGCAACGCTCCTTGCGTATCACTTCACCGGGCACATCCGCGTGACCGTGTTCTACGACTACGCCACGATTCCCACTGAAGAGCATCGATGGTACGAGGCGGACCTCATTGCGATGCGAAACAGCGACGGGCGCGTGCTCTTGTCGCTTCGTCCAAACATCCAGAAGTGCGCCGCAATCCAGTTCAAAATCGAGGAGTACCTGACGCTTGGCGAGGTCATCGGGGAGAACCCTGCCGCGACCCCAGGACGGGGCCACGAGATTATCTCAGTCGACCTAGAAATTGGCGTAAAGTCTGGCACTGTGCGTCGTGCGCTCAGCGCCTCAGCAAAAAGGTGATCCATGGCTCTCGGTTTTGGTACGCAACCAGTCAGCGCATTGGCGAGCCTCGCAGGCGGCCAGGGCGTCTATGCGCGCGACATCTTGCAGAACGCCAGCCGTCAACGGCAGATGACGCAAGCGCAAGCGCAAGGCGACATCCGAGGTCTCGTCGGGCAGGGTGCAAACCCCTTCGCTGCGCAGCGTCAGGCGGGGCGTCAGCGCTTCCAGGCGCAGGCGCAAAACGCCGTCAACACGAACAACGCGCTTGAGCAGCGCTTCCAATCGTTGAACCAACAGGCCGACCAAGAGCGCATCGCACAAGAAGCGCGTGGGCGTCAGATGCTCGGAAGCATGCTCCAGACGGCGGGCAGCGTCGCAAGTCTCATCCCTGGCGTGGGCACCGCTGTCGGTGGTGGCGCGCAGGCTGTTGGCGGCATGCTCGGCGGTGGTGCTCCACAGGGCGGCGGCATCGGCGGCGCAGTGCAGGGCCTCATGGGTGCAGCGAGCGGCCAGCCGCAACAGGCGCCCGCACAGGCTCCGCAGGCCCCTGCGATGGCGCCTCCGCGCACGCAAGCGGAGTACGACTTCCAGCAATCGCTGCCAGCCCAGCAACAGCAAGCGGCGCAAGCTGCGCACGCCAACTTTGCGGACCAGCTTCGGCAGCGCCGAGAGAGTCTCTTCGCCCCCACTGGCCAAGGTGGCGCGTGGTGGAGGAACGGCCAATGAATGAGCCACGCTTCCGCCCGCGCGTTGTGCGCCCTCGTCGCGGCGCACCTGCGCCAGACTTTGCCGCGTTCCAAGACACGCCGACAGCTGAAGCGGCGCAGCGTGCAGCGCTCGAACAAGCGCGCTTGAATGCAGGCGTCCCCGCATCGCCTACGCCACCAATCCAACTTGAGGCCGTGCGCATGCCGCGCCTTGCTGTGCCACGCCAAGCCACGCAGCGGCCATTTGAGGGGCAGCCGTTCGTCCAGCTTCCCGCTGAGATAATCGGCAATCAGCGCACCCCAGCGAACCTTGCGGCGCAAGCGTCGATTAGCACGCAGATTCCAAGCGACGCGACAGCCGACGAGCTTCGCGCGATGGGACTCGACGAGCAGTCTGTCGCTCGATACGCATCCGACATCCACACTCCCCCAGGCGCGCGCGTTGCGCCGAGCGCCGCTGATGCTGTGCGCCACCTTTCCGCGATGACTCCAGCACTGCCTGACGGACTGTCGCACTCATCGCGTGCGCCGCAGGCCGTTCGTGGCCCCATGGGCATCCCATCGATGCCGACGCCAGAGCCGACGTCAGCTGACGTCGACCGCAACTACGCGGTGCGCGATGGTGCGCTCATCCCGCGCGCACAACCGACGAGCATTCCAGAGGGTTACGCGGTTACGTCCGACGGGCAGGTGCTGCCACGCGCAGAACCCATCCCGGCGTCGTTCATGCCCACGGAGGTGGCCAGCGCTCCGCGGGATGGCGGCATGTCGCAGTACGCGCCGGGCCTTGTCGCTGGCGCTCCGCAGTTCGAGCACGACATCGTCGCAGGCCCCGTCCAGATGGAGACGGCAGGCACCGTCGAGATGGGCGCGCCACGCAACATTCGCTCGCTTGCGCCACGCGTAGGCGTCCCTCGTCGCCAGACTGCGCCCTACGTCGCAGGCCTCCCGAACGCGCCAGGTGGCACCGCTGAGATGCCGTCCGCGCTCGCGCCCAACGGCGTCGACGCACTGATGAACGGCAGTGGCATGCGCACGCCGCAGCGCTCCCCGCTCGACACGCAACGCGACACGCTTGCGCTCAACGTTCAATACGCACAGCAGCGTGCACAGGACGCGCAGGCGGCAGGCGAGGGTATCGCCGACGTCGAAATCGCACGGCAACGGCGCCTTGAGCAGAACGAGAACGACCGGCGCATGGCCGAGGGTCGCGCACGTCAAGCGGTGCAGCGCGCAGCAGACCGAGCAGCAGCGATTCGCATCGACCCATCGCGCGCAATGCAGGGTGCCAGCGGCATCGCCAACGTCATCGCTGTCGTCTTGGGCGGCATCGGCAGCGGCGTGTCTGGCGGCCCGAACCAGGCGCTCGCGATGGTCCAGCAGAACATCGAGCGCGACCTCGCAGCGCAGCGCACGGACCTCGACACTGCACGCAACGCAGTCGGCGACCAGCAGAACATCCTCGCGAACGTGCGGCAGGAGTTCCAGTCGCGCGACGCGGCCGACAACGCCTATCGCGAGAACGCACTTCGCCAAGCAGCGGCGCAAGTCGAGATTCAAGCGCAGCGCACGAACGGTGCCGAAGCTGGCGACCGGGCGGGCAACCTTCGAGAGCAGCTTTCCAACGCAGCGGATGAGGCTCGCGCGGCGGCAGAACGCGCTGAAATGGAGTTCCTTCTCTCGGCGGGCAACACCGAGGCGCAGATTCGCCTTCGCAACGCGCAGGCTGGCTACCAGGAAGCGCAAGCGGGCAGCCTCCAGCAGCAGATGGCGCGTCGAGCAGCGGCAGCGATGCGCGGACGTGCGCCGTATGGAAGCTGGGAGGAGTGGACGCGGCTCACGCCAGCACAGCAGGCGACGCGCATGGAGAACGCGCAGAACGCGCAGTTGACCGGCACGCCCACGGCAGACGCCCTGGCGCTCTCTGGCGTCCCACAGGGCGGGCTCCAAGGTGAGCGTGCTCCCGTAGAGAACGGCGCGCGCATGGCACCACCAGGCGCAGGCGGGCGGGTCGACTCGATTGAACTTGGGCGCCAGTTGACGAATGCGAACACGCTGATTGCAGGTGGGATGCCCGCTCAAGAGGCGAACGTGCGCTCGGGGCTTCCTCCCGGGACGATTCAACGCATGGCGCTTCCTGCTGAGTTGGCGGCGCGCGCGAACGTCGTCGACGCGAACCTTCGGGAGTTGGAGGACGTGGTTGCGGCAGGGGGGGACGTCCCGGGGTTTGGCATCTTCGACGGCAGACTCCCAGACTTCGCAACGCCAGAAGGCGCACGCCTCCGACGAAGCGCGGACTCCCTCGCTGACGCGCATCAGCGCATGATGTCGGGCGCAGGTGGCGCTGTTCAAGAAGTGCAGTTCTATCGCGACTTGCTCCGAGGCGACGGCACCGAGGAAGGCCTACGCATTGGACTTGAGACGATGCGGCGCGAGATGAACTCCGTGCTCGGCAACACAGCTGGCATCGGCTCAAACGTCCAGGCCCAAGACAACGTTGCCGCACAACTTGGCATCGCTCCTCGCGCAGAAACGCCAGTGCCGACCACGAGTGAGCCCGCACGCCAGCGGGTGCCGCTCATTCGCGCGCGCTCGTCTGGGTCAGGCAGGAACCTGGAATGAACCCTGAAGAACTCGCAGCGCAAGCGGAGGCACAGGCTTCCGCCTCAGCCGTGGCACCGCAAACCGTTCCCATGGTTGGCGTTGACGGGCGCGTGTACGACGCGACGCCAGAGCAAGCGCAGGCGATGCTCGATGCGCGCTCTTCATCGGGCGCACAACTCTTCCACCCAGAGACGCCAGACGAGGCGGCTGCACGGCAGGCGCGCATCGACTACGGCGGCATCGGCGGACAGGTGGCGTCAACGGTGGCTGGGTTCACCGCTGGCATCCCAGGCCTCGCAAGCACCATCGCGCAGTCAGCAGACCTCGCGCATGAACTCACTGACACCCCAGCAACGAACTACTATCGCGACCTTCGCAGCGCGAACCCAAACGCGTTCTTTGGTGGTGAGATGGCGGGCGCAGTTCTGCCCGCACTGCTCACCGCTGGCGAAAGCCTTGCAGCAAACGTGGCCGAGCGTGGCGCTTTGGGCATTGCCGGACGCACGCTCGCTGCCCCTGGGCTCATCGTTGAGAACCTTGGCACCGCAGCGGAGGGCCTTGCTGCGCGCCAGTTTGCGGCGGGCTCCATTCGCCAAGCTCTCGCGCGAGGCGTTGCTGGTGGCGCTACAGAGGGGGCCCTGGGGGGCCTTCAAAACGCGCTCAACGAGGACGCTTTCGGCAACCGCCCGCTGACCGTGGAATCGCTCCTCACTGACGTGGGCATGGGGGCGCTGCTTGGCGGTGCGACTGGCGGGCTGCTCTACGGCGGCGGCGCGACCCTGCGCAACGGCGCACTGCGGCTCTCGCGTCCTGTGCGCGAAGCTGTTGGCGACGTCGCATCGCGTGCGTGGCGCGCTTCGCAGGGCTTTGACTTGGAGGAAGGTGTCGCGGACCTCTACGAAGCTGCTAACAACCAGATGGCGCGCGCATCGTCGCTCATCACCGGTGGCAACGAAGACTTCATCCGCACCATTGGCAATGCGCGCAGCGCAGCGGGCCAGCGCATTCGTCGAGACGTGCTCTCGTTGGGCCAGCCCGACCAAGACATTTTCGAGCGTGCGACACGCCAGATTCTGCGCGACGTTGATGCGGCCGAGGGCGTCAGCCAGGAGGTGCTCGAAGGGTGGGCAGTCAAGCGTGGGCTCATCGAAGAGCAGGTGAGTGACGCGCGCGTCCTCGACCAAGTGAACCTCGCCCGTCGCGTGGCGCAGGAAGCGTCTGACATGAGCAGGGCCGTCGTCGACGACGTGCGGCTTTACGAGGGCGGCCAGGGCATCGCAGCGCGGCGCATCCAAGGTCACGCTGACGCGGTGCGCGAGATGATTGACCGCAGCGCAGCGAGCGGCGCACCCACGCGTCAGATTGCCGCTGACATGTTCGAGGCAATGGACCAACTCAAGCGGCGCATTGGTCGCGAGATTGGCCCGCTCCCGCCGAACAGCGCGCTTCGTCGAGACATGCAGACCTTCTACGACGACGCCATCCGCGTGCCGCTCGAAGACGAGGGTATGTGGGGCCGCATCGCGAACACGCAGCGCGACGTCAACGAGGCCTACACAAACCACCTCACGTGGCGCAACAACTTCCGGCGCGCTTTCCTCGCCGAGGGCGACCGCGACCCAGCGAGTGCGTGGCGTCGCGTGATGGAGATGAACTCGTCGCCGACTGACGCGTTCGTGCGCTCCGCTGGCACTGCAGCGAACGACACCCGCGAGCGAGTCTTCCGCGAGTCTCTTGCGGCGCACGCAGAGCTTCTCGACCGCATGGCCGACAACACGGGCATGGACATCGAGAAGGCCGCTCGTGCTCGCGCAGGCGCCGCAGCAGCGCGACAAGCCATCACGAACTTCGACGAGATTCTCGGCCGCGTCAAAGCCGTCAATCAGTTTCGTGCGCTCGAATCTGGCACCGGCGTCGAACGGGCCCTCGCTGCGCAGGCTGTAGGCTTCTTTGCTGGTGGCCCTCTTGGTGTCGTCGCTGCCACAGCACTCGCCAACCCCGCGATGCGAGCGCGTGCACTTGGCGCCATCGAGCGCGCTGCGGCACGCACAAAGGGGCGCCTGCGTGAAGGCGTGGGCTCCTACATCCGCAAGAGCATCGACGCATCACGTGAAGCCATCGAGAACCGCTTGGCGCCCGCCGCGCGTCGAGGAGCGGTGCAGGCCCGTAGCGCCGCTGAGCGTGCGCGCGTGGCCACGCGACGGTTGACGTCGATGGTTGCGTTGTCCGAGTACGAGAAGACCGCTGCGGAGGCGCAGGAGCGCGCGCAGGACCCTCTTGCGCTCATGCGTCGGCTTGAAGCGCAGACAGAGGACATGCACGAGGTCGCGCCGCAGACTCGCAACGAGATGGTGCAGCTTGGCGTTCGCGGTGCGCAGTTCTTGGCGACGAAGGTTCCGCGCGAGTCGGCGCCGCTCGGCTCTGCGCTGCCCACCATTGCACGCAGGCTCCCGCCAAGCGTTCCAGACCGTGCGCGCTTCCTTCGCTACGCTCGCGCCGTCTACACGCCGCTGACGATTGTCGACGACCTCGAAACGGGCCAACTCACGCCTGAGAGCGTCGAGGTGATGCGCACGCTTTACCCTGAGATGCACGCGTGGATGGTGCAGTCCGCACAGGAAGCACTCATCGAGCATGCGCGCGCTGACGACGTGCTCCCGTACTCGACGCGCCTTGCGCTCGGCTCGCTTATGGGCTTCGAGTCGGACGCTTCGCTGACGCCTCGCTCCATCGCCTTGACACAAGCGGCGATTTTGAGTCAACCTCAGCAGCAGAACGCACCCTCACCTACACGCGCGCCCACACGCTCACAGAGCAGCGCGCTTTCGGCCTTGACCCAAGGCACGCCCCTTCAATCACAGCGCGCGGAGTCGAGACGATGAAATACGGCGGAGCAAGCGAAAGCGCATACAACCTCCTTCGGTGCAGTGGCGCGAACGGCTACGGTGCGTTGCAGGATACTGGCGTTGGCACATCCGGGGCCGCGTTCGATGTCACAGCAGCAAAAGGAAGCAAGATTCGCATCGCGCTCTCCGCGCCCGCGAAGATTCGCTTTGCGCCCATCGTTGCAGGCGTTTCTGCGGTGACCACGTTCGATGCGACTGACGCGTTCTCATTCCCCGGAACGCTGACGGCTGGGCTCCTGCTCGAAGCTGGCCTGTACGAGCGCGATGTTCCTGTGCCCAGTGATGGCGAGACGGGCATCAACCTCATCGTGGCGACGGTCTCGGGCACGGTCGACGTGGGCATTGAGTTGGCATGAGGCGCGAGCGCGACAGACGCACGCGGACGCAGCGCGTTTCGTACCCGCTGCCCGTATCGGGCGCCTCGTGGGCGTATGACTTCACCAACGCCAACACGCTCGCCATCGTCAACGGGCGCATCGCATACGCCGAGGACGTGACCGCGTCACATCGCCCCTTCGTGTCAAGCACGCGTGATTGCCGCCCTGCGTTTGACACGTCGGGCGCATTCTCCTTCGCCAAGTTCACGGGCTCCACGACGCATGACACTGGGCTAATCGCTCCACTCTCCGCACGCGTCGACGAGCAGTCGTTCACGTTCGTATTCGCATGGCGAAGTGCTGTCTCTGTGCAGCACCCGGTTGTCTCGAACTTTGCGATGCCAGTGTCTCCGAGCGGAGGTGGCACGTCGGTATATTTCGGCAAAAACACAGGCCCCGCGCTCTTTGCGTACCAGGCATCCGAGCCAACAAATCCATCCATCACGTCGGCTGGGTATGGGGCCGGATGGATCGTTGCGATGTGGCGCCAGAACGCCCAAGTGAGCCGGTCCATCTTCGTCGATGCGACCGAGACCGTAGGCGCCGCGTACTCACGAGATCGCGCCTTCCTCGATATGCTCCAATGGTGCCGCGAGGGCACGAGCGCGACCGATGTTGACGTCGCCTTCGCGGCGTGCTTCCCGCGCGACTTGACCGTGGGCGAGCGCGCCACAATGCGCACTTACGCAGCGTCCAAAGTCGGGCGGGTACTCTGATGCTGATGTGCAATCTCGGCACCTCCTTGGCCACCGCGCGCGCGAAGGTTCGCGCCATCAACTACGCCCTCGGACTCCCTCGCGTGGTGCCATCGCCAGGCCGCTTCGTTGCCAGTCAATACGCCGTCGAGTCGAGCGCTGTGCGCCTGCTCTATCGCACGAGCGATACGAGTTACTACATCCGGTGGACGACCGATGTTGCCAGCGTCGCAGGCGTCACGAACAGCGTCACGCTTCGCGACGGCACGACCGAAAGCGTCATCACGCCAGCGAGCGACACGGGAGACGTGGCGAGCGCGACGGTTCTCGGGATGACCGATCAAGGCGCCGACTATATGCAGCGAATCGCAGGCGCCGCTCGCATCATGCTGTGCGGCGACTCGTGGACAGTCGGCACCGCTGACCCCGACCTGCTCGGCTACCGCGTCCCGCTCTCCACGCTGATGACCAACACGCTGCAGGTAGGCATCGCAACGTCAGGCTCGTGGACGCAGGCGCATTGTGGTTTCGCGGGTGCGCAGGTCACCGGTATCCAGTTCGCCATTGAAAACCGTGTGTGGGCGCTACGTCAGCCCGACGCTGAGCCGCACGTGTGCGTTATTTTTGCGGGCCTCAACGATGTGCTGACATCCGCGAACGACGCCGCAGCGGTCGCAAAAGCGGGAAACGTTGGCACCTTCATCACGTATCTGCGCACGACGTTCTCAGGCGCTCGCGTGCTGCATGTGCGCATCCCGACGTACACGGGCACGCCAGGTGCGCCGACAACCACAACGCGCATCGGCCTGTACAACGCCGCCGTGCAGACCGTGCTTGACGCGCATGCCGCGCACGCTGACGGCTCGCTGACACGTGTCGACCTCACGAGCACGTTGACGGACCCTGCGGACCTTGGCGACGCTGTGCCGCACCCAAGTGTCGCGGGCTTTGCGAAGCTCGCGGCCGCGCTTGCTCCCGCTGTCACGGCAGCGATCGGGACGAGGGTCTGATGCCCGAAGCGCTCACATCGCTACTCGCGATTCCCGCTGTCGGCGCTGCCCTCGCGGGCTTCGTCGTCGTCGTCTCGAAAGCGCTTGAGCGCCGCTCCCGATCGTGGACCGCAACGCTCAACGCGAAGGCTGCGCTGCTCGACGCGGAAGCGCAGAAGCTGCTCGCAGAAGCGCGTGTGAGGGAGTCGCAAGCGCGCATCACCGAGAGCGATGCGACCGCATTGCGCGACGCCTTCGCTGCCGCCCGCAAAGAACTCGCGGACGCGCGCGAAGAGATTCGCAACGTGCTCCAAGCGAACGAAGAGGAACGCCTCGGACGCGCTCGCGCCGAAGAGACAGCGATGCAGATGCACCGTGATTTTCATGCGTTCAAAGACGAAGCGCGCGCTGGGCGCGTGCCCCGACACACGCCCCCAAGCTTCGCACGATTCGACAACACACAGCCCTACGGAGTCACCCGATGAAACTCGAAATCCGCTGGCCCACCGTGGCCCTCGTCGCCGTCGTGTGCGCCTTCCTCGGCGGCATCTTCTGGCTCGCGCCTCCCGAGTCGCAGGCCGTCCTCGTGGGCATTCTCGCGATGTTGGGCACAGCTGGCGCCGCTGTGATGCGCGCTGCCTTCGGTGCGCCTGAAGCCGCGAAGCCGAAGCGCATCGAGCTACCGCGTGACGATGACGACGACGACCCCGGCGCAGGCGGCGAGGTGCTCGCAGATGGCCCGCCCACGGTGCCGCAGCGCCGCAGTTCAGCGCGTCACACCATGCTCGCCATCATCGGGGGCCTCACGCTCTCGACGCTCTCCGCGTGCTCGCCCTCCGCGCTTCAGACGCACGCGACAATCGCGCTCGTCGCCTCGCACACCCTCGAGGTCACCCGCGCCTCAGCGCTTGCCACGTGCGCCGCTCTCCGCGACACGTGCGCCGCTGACGCTGCCTGCATCGAGCGCGCACGCACGAACTGCCTCGCGGTCGCTGACGCACAGGACATCACTGTCGCAGCCGTCGCGACGTACATCGACGGCATCGAACTCGCCGCGCTCGCCGACGAAGGCCGCGTGATGGAGGCGTTGCGTCTCGCTCTCGAAGCCGCGTCGCGCGCATGGGCCTCGCTGGGCGAACGCCTTGCGGTGGTTGGCATTGCGCTGCCTTCGCTTGGGGGTGTCCAGTGAGCCCGCAAGCCATCGTTGACCTCCTCCTCTCGCTGCTCCCCGTCGTCGCGTCAATTGCGCCCAGCGTCTACGCCGCGCTTTTCGGCACCGCGACCGTCGAGTCCATGACGACGCGCGCACGCGAAGCCCTCGCGAAGGCAGGCGGCACCCGCGCTGCGATGGAGGCGCTTTTCGAGCCGCACCCCGCAGTCGTCGCCGTCGTGCAGAAGTCGCCGCAGGTCAGCGCGCACATGAGCGACCGACTGCGCAAGCTGTCACTGTCGACGAGCCTCACCGCTGAGGACCGCGACGTTCTCGAAAAGAGCGCTGCGCTCATCGCGTCGGCAGTCGCGCACAGCGAGACGCTTGCGCCTGCGCCTTCGGGCACGTGGGGCGAGCCGAAAGAGGGGGACTGATGCGCTCCAGCGGCTCACGAGTGCAGCTCCATGCAGCAGTGCGCGAAGATGTTTCGTGCGCCGTAGCGGAGCGCGCTGACGACGCCTCCGACATCTACTTCGAGGGCGCCTGGTTCAGCGATCGCGCGCTTCGTGCTGAGCGCATCTTCCTCGGCGGATACGGGCGCCACGTGCGCCGTCGGTTCGCCGAAGCGAAGACGTCGCCATTTGCAGTGTTGAGGGCGGCATGACCACGAAGCCCCTCAAGGTCGGCGACCGCGTCGTCAATCGTGACGGCGTGACGCTCGTGGTGCGCGCCATCTACGCGGCCAAGCGGGGCGGCGTCGCCGAGGTCGCGCTGCGCAGCGTCGATGGGGCGATTGATTTCCTCTCGGACTCTCGACGCGTCGAGAAATGGGAGCGCGCATGACCCTCCCTCGCGGCATCATCCACGGCGGACGTGTGCTCTCGACGCGCTTCGATCGCGTGCTGCGTGACCCCGCTGCGATGTGGGCGAAGGGCCGCGAGACGAGGCCGCGCAAGCTTCCCGTTGACCTCCACGTGTCGCACTGGACGGCGGGCCCAGCGCGCGAAGGGCTGGACGCAGGTCGGCGCCTCTTCGATGCGATGGAGGCGCGCAAAGGCCAAGACGGTGAGCGTGACCTCACGGTCAGCGTAAACTTCTCCGTCTCATGGGATGGGCTCATTTTTCAGCACCTCGACTTGCGTACATGCGCCGCCGTCCACGTCGGACGGCGCGACGTGATCGAGCGCAGTATTGGCACTGAGTTTTCGTGGCCTGGGCTCTCAAAGCTGGCGCTAAAACTTGGCTACGAGCACACGCCAGAGTTGCGCACGTGGGGCTCGCGGCGTGTCGAGTGCATGCCGCCAAGCGCCGCGATGCTTGAGGCCGCGCGCTGGCTCTTCGATGCGCTCGCGTCCCTCGGCGAAGAGACCGATGGTGAAGTGTGCATCCCTCGAATCGCAGCACCACGAGAGCGCCTCAGCGTGCGCGAGATGCGCGCGTTCCGCGGTTTCGCCGAGCACGGCTCGATGCCAGGCAGCACCAAGGTTGACGCGATGGGCTACATGCTCGACTTGATTTGAGCGTCTCGGGCGTGAGGGAGAGTGCGGCGGTCATGTCGCGCCCTCGCGCCCTCGCAGTGACGCGTCCCACGCGGCGTACTCCGCGCGGTCGCGAGCAAGGCACGCGAAGCAATACTGCCCGCTGCCGAGCGTCTGCGGGCGCTCGTCGCACTTGATGCAGTTTGGGCGCATGGCGCGAATCGCGCGGATGGCGGTGGCGAGCTTGGCGCGCGTGTCTCGGCGCGCTGCCAACTCGTCAGTAGCCCACTGCCGCTTGGCATTCTTCCCGCTCGTGATGCGGCGTGAGGTGTCGGTGTTTATGCGCCACTCCTCCAGCAGCCACGCCTCAGCCGCGTCAAACTGTGCTCGGGTCGGGGTCATGGCTGCACCTCCAGCGCATTAGCAAGATACTCCGCTGGCCTGCACCGAGAGCACGCGCCTTCACGCGCGTTGCCATGTGGGCCAGCGCACTCGCCGTCTGCAATGTGCTCTCTGAGGTCGCTCAGTGCGTAGCCCACCGCCTTCTCAAGCTCAACGATTCGCGCCGCCGCACGCTCAGCGAAACTCTCAATGCTCTCCGGTCCGTTGGAGCCGACCGCGTCGCGCAGAGTCGCGCATGCAGTGCGCACGCGTTCGCGCATGTCGGGGTAGTCGTGCGTCAGGATGCGGTGAGCGATTGCATGCATGTCGGTCACATCCCCTCCTTCAACGCGTCAAGCTGGTCGCGGTGCATGCGCTCCACCGCGCTGAGAAGCGCCGCGTTTGCTTCGCTTCGCGTGTAGCCGACGCCCTTGCAGACGACCGCAGCGCCGTCGCACAACTCGGCAACGTGCACGTCGTACGTGTGGATGCGCCCGCGCGCCTCGGTGCGGTGCGTGACTTTGTGGTGCGGCATCACGCGCCTCCCTGGCGCTTGAAGCGCACGACCCAGACCCAGGGATTCGACGCCCACGGCATCGTTGGATAGATGGCATCCCATGTCGCCGCGAACGCGAGCGTGCACGGGTGCGTGCGATTGGTTCGCCAGTCGTCGCCGCCGAACGGCTGATCGATGTCGATGTGCTTGAACGGCACGAAGCCCTCGGCGCGTGCGTCCGCTTCGCTCATGTCCTGCAAGCGCTCAACGCGCACTTCAAGCACGTCGAGCACGGTGCGCGCTGCCCAGCGCGGCATGTGGATGGAAGGCGCCCAGAGCCCGCCAGCGAGCTTGTCTGACCACCTACGCACGTCCGGTTCTTCGCTCTGGTCACATGACAGCCACTCGCTCGCGCCATCCGCGCGAAAATAGACAAGCGTGTCACCCCACTCGACGCGCCACGCTTCGCGCACCCGCAGCGTGTCACCGGGCACGCCGATGGGGCACAGCTTGGCGAGGTCGGCAAGGTCCGGCCCGACCCACCGCTTCCCCCATCGGCGCGTGGGGCTCGTCACGGTCGTCCCGTCGCCCTCGCGACTGCTCACGATGCAGTCCACGGGCTGCGGCGTGACGGGCCGTCGCGTCTCGGTCTTCGCGCCGCTGAGAATCGCGCGCACCATCGCGTCGTTGAAGATGATCGGGCGTTCCATCACTCGCCTCCTTGGCGCTCAGCGCGCAGCTTCGACGCAATGCGCAGCATCACGGCCGCAGCTTGCGTGAGCTCCACTTCGGCAGCCTCGGACTTGCGGCGGCGCTCCGCATCGCCCATCAGCTCAAGCTCCATCAGTTCCTCGACAGACTCCGCGACCTCTTCGAGCATCACGGTCGCGCACGAGACGCGACCTTGGTCGTTCGCTGCGCGGAACACGGACGCGCATGCGATGCCCATGTGGCCGACCGATGGGCGGCCCAGCCGCAACTCCCACGCCTCACGGAGCACGCGCACGAGCGGCATGCCCATCGCGTCATCGTGGCCAAGGTCGCGCTGCCTCTCGCGCTCGCGAGCAACGGCGATGAGAGAGGGCGCGTCGTATGCGTCAACGGTGATGTCGACAGTGCGGCGGCTCATGTCGCGGCCTCGATCGCGCGCATGCGCTCTTCGTGTTCGCGGACCATGCCTCGCTTCAGCCCCGCAAGCGCTGCGTCTTTCCCGTCGAGAGAGTGGTTGCTGCTAACGGTCTCCCAGAAGTCACCGCCTGGACCTGGGTAGTCGTCGCGCTCTTCGAGCGTGGCGCAGTGCATGTCTCCCGACTTGCTGAACGTCACTCGGAATCGCATATCAAAACCTCCTCAAAATAATATCGAATGGCCCTGAGCGGACTCGAACCGCTCCCCACCGACGCACGTCTGCGCGGTTTCTCACCGTGAGATTGGGGCCAGAAGCGCGCCAGTTCCCGCTGCGCGCGCGTTGGCTCGTCCGTGGTGAGCCGTACCCGTGTCGTCATTGAGCGTTGCCACACGCGAGAAGCGACTAGAAACGCCGCTCACATGTCCTGCGCAGCGTGATTGCTGCGCGAAGTCTTGCTGTTCAGCGAGTGTCGCCGTCGTAGTGGGTTCGACCGCTCTTGATGTTCCAGACGGTTGCCTGGTGCACTCCATAGTCAGCCGCGATTGCTCTTTGGGTCCTTTTGTCGTCCCGTATCGCCGCCGCCTGTGCCCGCGTTATTTTGCGGATATTCCCTTCGCGAACGCGCATGTCGCGCATGTTCTCTTTGTGAGTTCCGAGATAGAGGTGACTCGGACGTGCGCATGATTTGTTGTCGCAG